AAGACGACTCGAAAGGTCGTCTTTTGCTTTATTTTGCTTTTCTTAGTAGTTAAGTATACATCTCCACGGTTGTAGAGTTAGAGTTATCATTTGCAACTCGTCTGATCCCATGTCATTGTTACCGAAACTTACGTTTGTTATCATACATTGTTCTAAAAACCACTTTTCTACTTCAACTCCCGTTGGATCAAGTGCTTTTAAGTTAATGTTCTTTTTGTAACCTGCAGCATATCCCATCCTACCTGTTAATGATTCCGCATGAAGTCTAACCCATTCCATTAACTGAACCGAAGTAGAAGGGCCTATCGTATCGATGAAGGTAATATCCATAGTTTCCCATTTGTATTTACCTGCAACGTAGTTGGTCTCATTTATAAAAGGAACTTCTACTGAGTTGATACTCATAGCTGGTCTTTTAAATGTTTGAACCTTCCAAACCTCAATGCCTAAGTCATCTGCAAATTCAGCAAAAAACCTATTTTCTCTCTTTGGCTCGTAATCGAAAGGAATTCCTCTGATTAATTCTTGTGCCATATTTTAAATTTTATTTTAATGTTATATTCTGATTATAAATACTTGATAAAGTGAAAATAATCTAAAATTAATTATATTTTGCTACTTCTAGCTAAACTTCTTCGTTCTCTCTTGCTCAGTTTACTAATGTCGATCTCTTCTTTTTCTTCAGAAACTTCTTCTTTAGGTTCTTCGGCAACTTTTTCTTCTTTTACCTCTTCAACCTTTATTTCATCTAAAGTATTTTCTACTTCTTCTTCTTCTTGTGCAAATAATGAATCAAATAAATCTTCAACTTCTGATTTAAGCATATCATTTAATTCACTTTCGTTAAAGCTTTCTTCTTTAACCAATATTTCAATCATTTCTTTTTTAGTCATAACTTTATTGTTTACTATAAATACTTATAAAAAAGAAAAACCACTCAAATAAGTGGTTCTTCGTAATTGACTATTTTAGTCTTATCTTATACATCATCAAAAGATGCTCCTGCTGGAGTAATGGTAAATGTTATACCAATGAACTCAACTGCTGCAGTTGGTCTTAGTAAGATTTCACCATACAGCTCGTTTCTTGCTCTAGACTCTGGTGAGTTGATAGAATCATCCATCTTAACTCTAAAGTCATCTAAACCTCTTTCTCTTCTAATCGTATCTAATATAGGATTTGTTCTAGATAAGAACTGATCTACTGTAGTCTGATCATTCTGTTCGAATAATAGTCTTGTAGCTACGTTAGAAATAAGAACCTTAGTTTGAAGCAATAATCTTCTTACATTAATTCTATCTAATGACGACTCACGTACTTGTAAAGTCTTCTGACCGAAGATAACGTTACCTACGTCAACAAAGTCTGCTAGAGGGTTGATACGACCTTCATAAAGAACATCTCTAGCACCTTGTGATAGTTTATATCTTGATCTAGCTGCACTTGTTACACCTCTGTTGAAACCTGCAGTAGCAAACCAAGGGAATTTCACGTTATCAGTGAAAGCAAAGGCTTTTACTACTTCACCTGTTGGTGGTAAATAAACTCTCTTATTGTTTTGAGCATCATTGATTTGAATCCAAGGTGCATATGTAGCAGCGTAACTACTATCAATATCTGCAGCTTCTAATAAATTTGTAATGTCATTTGAAAACACAACGTCAGTTCTTGATCCAACTGTTTGTGGTACAACAATGTCAGGAGCATCCATTACATATAATGAATCAGTACGCTCACTTTCAATCATGTCAAGAGTATTCTTAACAAGAATGTTATTGTCAGACCAGTTAATAGCTGGAGTTGCGAATAAGTTAATTGTAACGTCTTCTGGGTTGGCAAATGTATAGATTGCAGTTTCCCATGCAACAAAGTCAGTATTTGGAGTTAAACCATCGGCAACACCATCAAATATGCCACCTTTTCTGTAAAGATCACCATGACTTCTTTCATTTCTATGAACATCCCATCCATCAAAACCACCTGCTGGTACAACTGTAAATTTACGTGAGAATAATTCCTCGTAAACATCACCATTTAATACATCAGATACTGTTCTTAATTGACCAGCACCAACTTCAAATTCTCCAATAAATGTTTCACCATCACTATATACACCTGTAGCACCAGAATCTAAGTGGAAACCTTTTGATTTAACACCACTTTCATTGCTTAGTGCAATCATACCTTTATAATCAAAGTGATCTTGATCATATCTAGTACCTTGTAATGATTGACCATCATATCCATTCTCACTAACACCTAAATATGTTTGTGTTAATCTTTCATCAGTACCATAGTTAGTCTTGTAGAAAATCTTAGGAGCTACACCTTCAGTTCCCGAAGTTGTTGCAGATGATGCCCAGTTTCTTTGAACGTAACCTTCAAAACCAGCAGGGAAACTATCTTGATTAACTTCTTCATTAAGCTCTAACATGATAAATTCACTACTTAATGGATAATCACCATTTGAAGTACCAATTCTATTACCAATGTAATTAGTTTCCCCTTCTCTCATTGTACAACGAGTGAATGACTCTAATATAGTTTGATTAGCATCAGTATCGTTAAAATCTCTTACTACAATATTGAACTCTTTTGTTACTGGATCAATATTAGTTATAGATATTTTAATTTCTTGATTAGCTGAATCACCATCAGAAATAGAGATAAATTTGAATAATCTTTCGATCTCATTACCTTTTAGTTCTGATACAATCCAAGGAGTCTCTGGAGTCTGGAATTGTTCTCTATAATCAGTATATGCATTTGAATCTGCATTGATTACACTAGTATTAATACCGTAGAATAAACCATCGGCATCAGCTTTCTTAATTAAGTTAGGATATACTGCTTCAACCCAAATTTTATTGTTTTTTGCTTTAGGTTTAGTACCTAAAACATTTCCAATGTAATTTCTTGAGTTAGGGTCTAAAGATACTGAATAAATTTCTTCATCTGATTGACCTTGGTTTACAGTTATTTCAAATACACCGAATAAATCGCCTGTACCTGTATTAGTTTCGTTTGCAGTAATTGCTAATGAAGTCGCTTCAAAATTAGTTTGAGATGCAGTGTCTTCACCATCAGTTACTGTTGCTCTTGAACGAATAACTGCAATAACCATATCTTCATATTCTGTTAGTGAACTACCTGATATTCTTTCAGTTCTAGTATCACCAGTAATATTTCCATTGTTAATTGTTGTAGCTGAGAAAATTACTCTATCACCTTCAAATGTGTTAGCACCTGTTTTAGTGAATCCAGAAAAGAATACTCCTGATTCACCAACACTATTAAGTGTCACACCTAAATATGAATTGTCTATTGCATTGAATGTTGCAACAGTTCCAGCGTTAGTTACACCAGTTGTTGATAAATCAATACCAGCACTTGCTGTAATTCCCCAAGCTGTACCAGCATCATATCCCGATAAACCTAAAACTCTGGTTACATATAATTGAGATGATTCTTCTAAATAAGCATTGGCTACATAAGGTAATTGATATTTAAGCGATCCGTTAGGGAACGTTTCTGTGCTTTGGAAACCAAATCTAGTTCTGAATACAGCAGCATCTTGTATTAATACTGGTTCAAATGCAGGGCCTTTCAAAGTTTCGCCTACAACGCCTAGAGTCGTAACTCCTACGTTTCTTGTAACGAACGAAAGGTCTCGTTCTCTAAATTTAACACCCGGTGAGGTAAAAATAAATCCGTTAGCCATTTTTTAATTTTTTGTTATATTATTTCGATAATTATTATTCTAATGTGTTTGTATTTTTTTATAAATACTTCAGAATTTTTCAAAATCTATATTTTTCGTATATTAGTATTTATAAAAAACTGTATATATTCCATGAATAAATCATATCGTATAAAAACAAATGTTAATCCTAACAGGACTAACAACATTAAGCTTAAGCTAGAACAAGAAGTTGATCAGTTTGAAATCTTATCATTAAAGATCGATCAAGAAAATGAGTATAATGACTTCAATTGTAATCATGGAGTATTAGTCGGCAGAGTAGTGGCTAATGGTGGTGTAGGAATACCTAATGCTAAAATATCAGTGTTCATTCCTTTGAGAGAAGAAGATGAAAATAAACCAGATATTGTGGCTGTATATCCATATAAAAATCCTAGAGATCAAGATGTCAATGGAAAAAGATATAATCTACTTCCAAGAGTGGCAATACAAAATCCTGAAACTGGAGAATATAGTCCAACACAACCTTTCGGTTCTTTTCCAACTAAAGAAGAATTTATTACTAATTCGACATTATTGGAGGTATACGAAAAGTATTATAAATATACAACTGTCACTAATCAATCAGGTGATTATATGATATTTGGTGCACCAGTTGGAATACAAACAATACATATGTCTGTAGATATTACTGATGTAGGGAAATATTCAATGACACCATCTACTATGGTAACTAATTTAGGTTTTTCGCCTAACTTATTTAGTAATAATACTACTAGAATAAAACCAAGTAATGATATAGATGATTTACCTAATATTGAAACACAAGAAATATCAGTAGACATAATACCTTTTTGTGGTGATGAGGAAACATTTGATATTGGTATTACTAGACAGGATTTTAGAATTAGAGCAGAACTACTGGGATCGTTTACTGTTTTTGGAAGTACATTTACCGATGGTGAAAATTCTGCATATGGTACTGATTTTCAAGATAATAGAAATATTAATGAATTATATAGAATGAGGGATGATGCTGATATAAATGCTTCTATTTCTTCTAAAAGAATTGGTATTGTAAACGAAAGAATATATTATTATCCACTAAAATTTACTGATGAACAAATAGAAAATGAAGATGTTGATCCAAGCGATTTATTGATATTAGATAAATCGGAATATTCCATTTTTAAAAGAAATGGTGATTTTGTATTTATAATACCGTGTAATAGACGTAGAGTCATAACGAATGAATCAGGTGAAGAAGAGGTAATTCCAAGTGACAGTGATAGTGGGGCTTTCACTGAATTTAAAGGTTTTATTACGTTTGAATATGAGAATGATCAAGCACCAATGAATTTTAGTGATGATATTGGTTTGAATACAACTTTAACACCATTTAGACATAGATATAAAGTACCACAGTCAGCCGATAGAAATAAATCATTTACTGATGATGACGATAGTGCTGATACAAAAACGTGGAAATTACAACACTATACTTTTGGTATAAACAATATATATAGTGTTGCTAAATTTCATGGTATGGTTTTTAATGATTATAGTACTCCGTTAGGTGGAGGAGATGAAAATCAAACACCAGATAATGGATTTTCAATTAAAGATCGTTTAAATCAATTACCTAGAGACCTTTTCTGGAATACAGGTGTGATTAGTATTAGAGAAAACCAAGATGAAATATTTGAATTACCATCAAATGGTGTTAATAATAATGGTCAGTTAGATTTATTTGGTGCTACATGGTTAAATTTTAGTTTACATTTTATACAAAACGCTTATCTAAGTGATGGTTCTGCATTTGTTGACAGTTGGAGAAGTAATACTAATTTTACTAAAGAATATAAGAAAACTTTCTTTTACACTGACAATCAACAAGAATTAGCTGCTGGTATTTTGAATACAAAATGGTATGCTAGATCAGATTTACATTATACTGACTTTATCAAAGTTCCAAAAAAAGATATCATAAGTATTTTAGAAAATATAAATACTAAGGGATTTATTGATGATGATCTAACTTTAATTGGTGATGAATATAAAAATGGTAGTAGTCCAGTACCATTTGATGGTGGTAGGATTGATGGTGACCCATCAAAAGGAGTTGATAATAAAAGTTATTTCTTTCGTGGTCTTGGAGAAGCAGACTGTATAACATATTTATCTGAACTAGGAATAATTTAATAGATAAAAAAGTAATGTGTATTTATTGTTGTGGATGTAAATAAAAAAATAAAGCTAAGACAATTCGAAAGTATTAACTCAGTTAATGAAGATAGTTCTATTAAAGTAGATTTAAACTATTCTAATAAATTAATTAACGAAAATAATATCAATAATGTATTAGATGTTACTAGTCAATTTGATAGAGAACGTCAAAATCTTGATATTTATAGAATACATGGACAATTACAAATATTATCAATATTAAATGGAATTAGTACTTCATATGGTACGATAGAGGACTTCTTTAGAAGACCGTCAGGTACTTTAAACAAAAAAAATCTTGAAAATTCATTTAGATTTTACATATTAAAACCAGTTCCACCTGCAGGTAGTAGATTAACTAATGATGAAATATCAACAGGTTACGAAAGTTTAGGTAATAATAAATTTGTTAGGAAATTTGAAGTAGTTAAAACCGATGACGACTTTAATATCCAAAAAGCAGGATTTTCAACTAATATATTTGGTGAACAACAATTTGCTTTCACAGTATTCGGTGATGTTAATGTAACAAATCAATTTGATGCATTTGGGATACCATTAACTGAATTATTTTTATATGTTGAATTTGATCCGAGACCAAACGGTAATGGACAATTTGAAGGTGTTAAAATAAAAAAATATAATAATTCAGGTGGTTCTGCTGGATATGCCGATCCTGTTATTAATTTTGATAAATATGAAATTGGTGATGTAATTGATGGAGATATTGTTG